GCAGCAATACTAATCTCTGTGTTTGTTTACACACTTCTCTTTCTGTGCCAGTGGGTCACTATTGGTAATGGACCTTGGATACTCAGAAACAAAGAGATTGTAACCATAGGTACTGTAGTATCAATCATAGTACTTATAGAATCTCTCAGATAACTATGGGGCCGCAGACCTCGTTCCTCGGCTGCGTCCTCGAATTGGATACATCCTTAGTAGTCTTGCCAGAGTGGATTAGCCTCAGCCACCAATTCAAACAAACGGCAGGATGTATCTTCATCATCACTACGTACTGCAGAACCACTGCAGATAATCTCTGAAACTCAGGCACAATAGCCTGTACCCTCTGTGTTGCAAACTACGACTAGCATATTGGAAAAGCGTCTAGCCTAGCAATAGGACACATGGTTACTGAATGAAAAAACGTGGAAGCTCGGTGAGAGCGTAGTGAACATCAAAAGAACCCAGAGCACGGTACAACTATAAGTATGGTGGGGCACATCGCAGAGTAAGACTCGGATGTTCAGTGCTGTATACAGTCAAGACGGGGAGAGAAGCGTCCCGTAGGCACCAATAAAGGTGAATACTAGCGGGTCGTGGTGTAGTTAGAGATCACGGATCTTGAACACGATTGTGTGTATTTTGCAAGGAAGGTAATATCCCATGCTTACAGAAGTTCGTAATTTCAAGATCACTGACGTAACTATCAACTATCCTAAGCTTGATAAACCTGTCAATCCATTTGGCGCTGAACAGTATGAGCTAGAGATTGCTACTACTGATGAAGCTAAAGTAAAAGAGCTTGAGGACAACTATATCAAGTTCCGTAGGAAAGATGGTGCACTGGTCAAAGATGCCGCTGGTATGTTCACTGCTAGCCTTAAGCGTAAAGCACACAAGGCAAACGGTGAGACCAATGGTAAGGTCCGTGTAGTCAATTCTGATCTTACACCAATGGAGCAAGTTACCACAATCGGTAATGGTTCCAAAGCTAACGTGATTGTCTTTCAATATCCTTATGACACTGCTGGTCGTAAAGGTGTTGCTAGCTCACTCACAGCTATCCAAGTTACTGACCTTGTAGTCTATGCCCCAACAGATGGTGTAGACTTTGAGGCTGTTGGATCAGTTGAGCCAGAAGAGCCTAAGGGTTCCGCTAGCGATCTGTTCTAGCATATACTTCCTGAGCATGAAGATAAACTGCTCTCATCATATTCAGATAGCGACTCTGGTGCTCGGTCTTAGTAACCTTGTAGCACTGGAGGCGCTTGTTATATTTATTATTGAGTCCCTTCGGGACACTTTATGTTCGCAGGGCTAAATAGTAGCCCGCCCTGCTCTATTGGAGTCTCGTACAAACAACAGAGATAGCCTTGGGAAACCTTGGGCTACTCTCGGATAATTTTAGTCAAACCGACAAAACGCATAGGAGTAAAATGAGTATATTCACAGAACCACATGCTCTCAAGGATTCCTTTGAAGCTAAAGTTTACACCCGTCTACTTGCTATTGCTGATGCAGAAAAAGCTAATGCTGATGACACTGGTGACGATGTAGACTGGACAATCTTTGAGTTTGCTGAAAAAAATGCAAGCTCGTGGGCAGGACACCACGAGAAAAGGATATGGAAATATGTCTAACGATAAAGATGATGATATCAGAGCTACAGTATACAACACCGTAGAGTTTACTATGGTTGATAGAGTATCAGAAGAAGAAGTAATGGCAATCATGAATGCCGCAAAGAAACACCGTATAGAAACAGTCGTAAGTAAATCCAGACGTATTATCACTACACGTGCAGACTATGTAGACGAGGCTACAGGTGTACTTGCAGATGCATATGTAATTGATGGAGTTCGCCTAATCAAACACATTACAGAATACGAAATCGAAAAGGTGTAATACATGACCTTTGGATCTATTTATATCATCATCTTGCTACTCTTTATTGTGTTAAACATTCTAAAGTACATAGCAACGGAGAGATAACGATGGGTCCAATCAAACCAGTAAACCCAATTGCCCGTACCATGCTAACTAATAGGCAGGGCAAACAGGTTGTACAGTCAAAGAAGATTTACAACAGAAAGAAATCTAATGACACTTACAGAAAAGAAAATACAAAGAATGGTAGATAACTACCAATTCATGCAGACTTGTTTTACATGCTGGTGCAAAGTATCAGACAAAACAGTTGAAGAGCAAATGACTCAGTTGTATTACTTTCTGCGTGACCAAATGGAAGATGTTGAGCGTATCAACAGGCAAGAAGCCAGTGATGCTAGGCACCGACTAAATGGTTCAGGATACGCAGGAAAGGCTGGTCACTGATGGATCTATCTAATCAAGCTCTAGTAGTTATTCCTAAATCATGGGATGAAATATACGACTACATAAACGACCAAGAGCATCCAGCATACTCAACGGTTCTTGCCCTTATGGTACACAACTACACACTGCACAAATTCAGTGAAATGAGTGGATACCAATTCTCTGAATGGAAACAGGAGTATCTTAAAGATGTCAAACAAGATTGAAATTGACTTTCGCGCCACTGAATACATGGAAGCAACTGAAACCTTTAAACTTCCTTACAACCTATCTCATGAAGATATTGAAGAGATTGAGTCAAACGGATATGGTTATGCATGGATCACACTTAATGAAGAAGGGTCTCGCCTATTCATTCGTGGTGCAAGACAAGAAGACCTTATCAAAGAAGATCAGTGGAAAACTGAGCAAGGACTACACAGGTCTAACCTAATATTGCGGCAGTTCGATAACAACTATGATTTTGACTACGCACAAATAGTAGAACACAAGGGGCACCCTAGAATACCAGACGGTGTTGTCGTATATCTTGAGACAGGACAAGTCGATCTAGAGTGCTATGATATAGACTCAGAGATCAACCATTGGGAAGGTGTAGAATAATGTATATTGTCGCTTGGTCAATCAGAAAAATAATTGACAATAAACCAACTCTCGTAGATCACTGGCAAGTATCGGAAAACTACGAACATGCACTATCTATGTACAATGCAATCACACATGAAAACGATGATGTATATTGTGCGTCTGTCTCAGACATTGTAAACGGTACAGAACCACACTGGTATGATCCTGACTTTACAGAAGACGAGGGTCAACCCACTTGGGAACAAGAATGGCAGGACTTTGGTGAGGTGTATGATGACACTTAAACGTATCCATATCAACCAGCATGTTATCAGGGCTAATGCAAAGTCTGGTAATCGTAACCCTGTAATCACTGTCAAAACCAGTAAGTCTAACGAGTATGCACACGCTGTTCATATCATGGGCGGCAGTACAGTCGTATACAGTCCTGACAAACCACTATCCTGTGGCGCTAAGGTCTGGATAGAAACTAATGCAGAAGTGGTACTAGAACAATGAGCTACATACATGAAGTATATATCCCATGTGCAGTGGGTAGACAAACCTTTGAAGATGCCAAGACACTTCTAACTAATATTCATGGAGGCTGCACAGCATACAACGGTGTTGGTCACTGGAACAACGAGGGTACTAATACTGATGGTACTACTAACTCTGTCCAGATGCGTGAAGAAGTCTGGATTGTTCGTATTGTAACTGACGATCCCACATTCTCTGGTCTCAATCTAATTGAGGCTGAACTATTCAAACGTAACGAGAAATGTGTCATGTCAACCACTCAAGAAATATCAGTAAGGTTTAACTATGCTTGATAAACATGTATACATACGTAAAGACGGTGGAGAAACTTGGTGCTATGGTACTATTCAAGAAGATAGTAATTTCTCTGTTGTATGTGAAGACGAATACAACGATGGTATCTGGGCTGGTGATTTAGATTTCTACCCAGAAAACTGGGATCAAGTCTGTGAATATCTAGAAGAATACTATGACCCACACATTGAACAATTGGAGGCTTGCTAATGTTTGCTGAAGCACTCGTATGCCTTGCACTTAACATATATCATGAAGCCCGTGATCAACCGTTTATTGGACAAGTAGCAGTTGCTCAAGTGGTAATGAATCGTGTCCGTGATGACAGGTACCCTGACGATGTATGCGAAGTGGTCACTCAAGGCCCAACATATTCTTGGAAACCTGACTTTCCTGTTCGCCATCGCTGCCAGTTTAGTTGGTATTGTGACGGTAAATCGGACAAAACACCTGACGAAACAGCATGGGAACAAGCCCTAATAATCGCACAGGGAGTACATACAGGAAACCTTGATGACTTTGTTGAAGGTGCCACGCATTATCATGCAACCTATGTACTACCTGAATGGGCTGAAAGTAAGGTGCCTGTCGTGCAGATTGCTGAACATGTGTTTTATAGATGGGAGTAAAACAATGCCTTACATGATGATTGAATGGGAGTGGGAAGAAGCCTTTGATAAATTCGGATTTGGTGACGGTGATTCTTGGAATGGAACCCACATAGTTGCTAATGAAATCAATGACCTTGGTTATGTAACAGATTGTGACACATGGGGCATACATAATTATATGATTATGGATGTAAGAAAAGGACAGGAATCAGTTTATACAAACCCAGATGCCCAAATTGGTTACGACTCTCCTAGAGAATATTTACCAGACGACATAATCAACCACTTAGATAAAATGTTTACTGAGGATTGAGGAACATGAATATTGACATTGATAAAATGATTGAAACCATTGGATGGTTGCATGTTATTGTCGCTGTTTGGTTACTAGTGTAATGGATAACTACACAGCCGTTGGTATCGCTGAAGGATTTATAGAATCAGATAACGAAAACCAAACAATAGAAGCTTGGCAACATCTGATTAACACTGGACTCGCTTGGCAATTGCAAGGGTTCTTTGGTAGAACCGCAACACAACTAATTGAAGCTGGGGTGTGCCATGACTAAACAAGACTTTGAGTTTTTTGCTAAGTTTGCTGTAGACTACTCTCTACCAGATGAAGCTATCACAGAACTACTAGAGTTATTCAAAAAACGTAATGACCGATTCTGTTGGCAAATGTGGTGGACTCGTTACAACAAACTAAAGGCTATGTAATGGGCAAGATGAAAGACATAATGATAGAACTAGAAGAAATGGTTCAAGAAGAAGTAGCACAAGAATGGAATTTCTGTCAAGACTACGTTGATGAATCACGAGTCTACATTAGAACCCATACAATAGACTTAGTAAACTTTCAATTAAACGAACTAGGATTATCTATGGACGAAAAAGAAATAGAGTCTATGGTAGATAACTCGATTAACAACATATTTGTATAAGGAAAATTATGAAGATATCATTCGATGTATATACAAGACACCTAGATAAAGCTACAGAAGCATTTACAAAACTAGACACTGTTTGTAATGAAAGCCTTAGGATGAGCAAAGGTAAACGGTATAATTCAGACCTAATCCATTACAATGTCTATGGCTCTATAAGTACAGAAGAAATCGCAATCCTACACGATGCTTTCAAAGATGGCTTTGTAGACGATAGTGATGATGTGTAATGACTATAGAAGATGTATATGCTGAAGCCGATGGTAAAATCGCCATTGACTTTGGTGGTGAAGAAGTGCTTCTAACAGAAGAAGAAGCAATCACTCTTTATATCGATCTTGGATTTGTCCTTCAAGATCTTGATCAATCTCGTACAGTACAATAGAAAGTTTAAAGACATGCAAAAAATTATTGTAAACCCTATCGGACGACAGAACCTGCAATTCCGGCGCACTACAAACCAATACGGACCTAAGGGTTCTTTCTCTAGTAACCAAGGATACCTCTCTATCTCACGGTTACCTGCTGGAAGCCCTAACGGCACTGGTGGTAACTTCTGTAGTCGCCCTAAAGTATAACCAAAAATCCCTGGGTACACTTATGTGTGTACTCAGGGATCTTTTATTTATTTTCAGTAACCGACAAAACGCATATGCATCTTTTTTGGGTAACCGACAAAACGCATCAGTGTCGCGGGGCATTCGCTTCGGCACTTGCTTCATCTAAAAGTTCTTGCAGTTCCTCATCAGACAAGTCTTCAGCCTGTATCTCAACATTAGTTTGATCAACACGTGCAAGCTTTGGTGACTCAAATTCTGCAAGAGTCTTTGCAATATCAAGTGCAGTACTCATGTCATCTTTTTCTAATGCTTTAAACATCATTATCTTAAGGACATCCAAAGAAGTCATATCGTTTGTAGAGAGAACATCGTCTTTATATTTGCCCCATTCATAAATGGACATCTTAACAGCTTCTCTTGCTTCTTTATTAGCCTTGCGCGTAGCCACACCTTTCTTTTGTGCAGCCTTTGCAGATTCAGTTGTCCAAGCACCATTTAGGTTTTTGAGACTTTTTGGGTTAAAAGGCATTGTTTTCTCCATAAATTGTATATACCCCTTATAGGTATATCTTATGCCGCAGACAAGCTGCGTCATCAAAAAGGTATAATTCTATAAGGGGTATATAAAACAACATGAATTTTAATGAATATCAAACCAAAGCCATTACAACGGCTGTTTACCCAGAACATCAAGCACTTCCGTACTTGGCACTTGGACTGTCAGGAGAGGCTGCAGAGGTCGCAAACAAAGTGAAGAAGATTCTTCGTGGAGATTACGACAATGACCCAAAAAAAGCAGAAGAAGCCTTGGCATCTATATCTAAAGAACTTGGGGATACTCTTTGGTATCTCGCTGTTCTTGCCAACGAACTTGGAGATAGTCTTGATACTGTTGCTGCTGCTAATCTGGATAAACTAGCCTCACGTAAACAAGAAGGAACCCTGAAAGGATCAGGAGATGAACGCTGATTACGAAAACCATGAACAATATATGAAAAGGATGAGTGCAGAAATGGATGCTAAATCCAGACAAGTTGGTGGTAACCACTACCAATTACCTATACAACCTATTGATTTCATTGTAAAAAATGATATACCATTCAGAGAAGCAAATGTTATTAAATATGTTGTAAGACATAAAAGTAAAAACGGCAAGAAAGATCTTGAAAAAGCAATGCACTATTTGCAAATGCTAATAGAAGATTATGATGCCTGAATGGGTACAATACTGGCTTGTAGTCATGGTAACAATTAACACTACAGTAAACCTAATTGTATTCTTTAAAGGGAGAAAGTTTAAATCATGACAGAACTACACACATTCTGGGGGAATGGTCAATATTCTGACAGGAAATCCCACGTGTTCAAAGAATTGACAGGTTATTCAGTTCTTATGATTAAAGGAGAAACCGTAGTTGAAGATCGACTTATTGAAGGGCACTCAGAGCAATACGCAGAAGACTGTGCAGAAAACTGGGTGCTGGGTGTAATCCCATGAAATCAGACAGGGGAAAGGTTGATCATGTAACGGGTAAACCGTTTAAAAGGTTTAAATGTATTGAATGTGGTGTAGAAATACTAACCGTATCAATAGATAATGGATATAAAATCTGTCCTAAATGCGACATAAAGAAAGCAGAAAACAGTGGATGAAGAACTTAGTAAACAAGTAAAGAAAATCAGAAGGCGTAGGAAAATACTTGACCAATACAAAATAGCTAAAGGTTGTATTGATTGTGGGTATAACGAAAACCCCTATGCTCTTCAATGGGATCACAGAGATCCTACAGATAAACTATACACACCTCACAGGATGGCTTCTTGTAGTATCAAAAACATTATTAAAGAAGCCCGTAAATGCGACATTCGTTGCGCTAACTGTCACACAATCAGGTCAGTAAAAGAAAAACACTACCTAGAAAGAAAAGCTTATGAAACTAGTATATGATATTGAAACCGATGGTTTTGATGCAACAAAAGTATGGTGCCTTGTAGCACATAACTTAGATACTGGATCAACTTACAAATTCAGTGATTATGATAACTCAATCCCATCAATGGACGATGGTTGCGTTATGCTAAACAATGCAGAGGTTTTGATCGGTCATAACATTATCGGGTTTGATAATTTAGTTATGGAAAAACTGTATGGGTTGAAACTAAACGAAAAGAAAATATACGATACCTGGATTATGTCTCAGGTATTGCAATACAAAAGACCCCACAAGCACGGCCTTAAGGGTTGGGGTGAGCACCTCAACAATTCTAAAATTGAATTTGATGAGTGGGATAACTACTCTAAAGAAATGCTTAGGTACTGTGTACAAGACGTAAAGCTAAATGCAGATGTGTTCAACCACCTAATGGTAGAATACAAAAAGATTGCTGCTAAAAGACCAGCTATTAAAGAGGGTCTTCTGATTGAGCATGATACAGCCAAGTTTAATGCCCGTGTAAAGACTCGTGGTTGGAACTTTGATGTTGTAAAAGCAAAGAAGAACCTAAAAGATATGAATGTTCGTATGCTTGAGATTGAAAACACTCTTCACCCACAATTGGGTACGCATAAAGTATACATAGATAAAGTAGAAAAGTTTCCTAAGTTCAAAAAGAATGGAGACTACACAGCGGTAACTGCACGTTTGTTGTCTGACTTTTACAATAAAGAAATTAAAACAACCGACATACACGTTCACGCAGCAGGGGAACCCTTCCAACGTTTCACTGTTGAGCAGATCACTCTTGGTTCTATGGAGCTTGTTAAAGAGTGGTTGCTTACAATTGGATGGAAACCCGATGAATATAATCGTAAGAAAGTAGGCCGAGAGTGGGTTACTGTTGGTCCAAAGATTACTGATACATCTCTAGAGAAACTAGGGGATCTTGGTAAAATGATCAGCGAGTACTATACCCTTCGTAATAGAAGCTCTGTTATTAAGGGCTGGCTTGAGGTTCTTTCCAATGGTCGTATCCACGGTAACATGTGGACTATCGGTACTCAAACATTCCGATGTCGTCATGAAGTTATTGTAAACCTTCCAGGGGTGAATGCCCCGTGGGGTAAAGAACTAAGGGAACTGTTTATACCTGATGACAATTGGAAAGTTGTAGGTGCTGATAGTTCTGGTAACCAACTAAGGGGTCTGTGTCATTACGTAGGCAATGATGAGTTTACTAATGAAGTTATCTATGGTGATCAACATCAACGAAACGCTGATGCTCTTGGTTGCTCTCGCCCCATTGCTAAAAACTACCTATACGCATACTTGTTTGGCGCTGGTGATGCTAAGCTTGGTTCTATTCTAACTGGTAAGCCTAACGCTAATGCTGGTAAGAAGTCTCGTGAAGACTTTGCCAAAGGCATTAAAGGATTGGCAGAGCTAAAGAACAGACTGGGCGATGTATGGCGCAGTACTCAGTACGCTACAGGTGAAGGTTGGTTCCCTGGGCTTGATGGTCGTCCTGTGTTTGTCTCTGGTGAATACCAGGCCCTAAACTATCTTCTGCAAACAGCAGAGGGTATTACATGTAAGTCTGCACTTTCTTATGCTATGAATAAGATTGATGAAGAAGGACTACGTGCAGAGCCACGACTGTTCTACCATGACGAGATCGCCTATGTAGCACATCCAGATGATGCTGATCGTGTTGGTGAAATCTTACAAGAGTCATTTAAAGAAGGACCAAAGATGTTTGGTGTAACTTGTATGGAAGGTGGAGATTATGTCATTGGCAGCAGTTATGCAGACGTACACTAATATAAAGGAAGTACCCTATGAACCATCAATTGAATATCCAGGGTACACCGTATCCTTCCACCCAAAACCAGATGGTATTGAACCGAGAGAATGGTTTGATGTATTGCGTTACCACTATACTGCAAACGGATATATCATTCTCCACCTACTCGCAGCAGTTGAATACGAAAGAGACCCCCTCAACCCCTACCCCTTAACTAATAAAGTAAAGGATTGGGGAGTTGAAGTAATCTACAGATGAAAGGAAAAGATAATGGCACTAGCACTAATTGATGCCGACTCTATCTACTTCAGGGCTGCTTATAGCAACTCTGATGAAGTAGAAATACGAAAGGTGATTGACTTCACCGTAAATGAATGCATGGCTTACGCCTTCTCAGAGCCTCATGAGTGCCGTGTAGCACTTAAAGGTAGGGGGAACTACCGGAAAGACCTTTACACCCCCTACAAGGCCTCCAGACCCGCCTTAACGGACGAAGTAAAGAAGTCCCTTAACTATGGTCACAACTATATGAAAGAAAAGTGGGGTGGTGTAGAAGCTGACGGGATGGAAGCAGATGATCTAGTATGTATATGGGCTTATGAAGCTCGTGAAATGGAACTAGACTTCCTGATTTGTGGTATTGATAAAGATCTTAAACAGATACCTGGTCATCACTATAACTACACTAAGAAAACCCATGAGTTTGTAGATGATGACAAGGCAAACATGAACTTGATGCTGCAATGTTTGACTGGTGATACTAGTGATAACATTCCAGGCATTAAAGGCATCGGTCCAAAGAAAGCTGAAAAGATCCTAGCAGGAGTACCAATGGGTCAACGCTGGGAAAAGGTTGTCGCTGCATGGAAAGAACATAATGCAGGTGATCCTTGGCTTAGTCGTAAACTACTTACTATGCTAACCACATGGGATGAACTAGAGGAGATACAAAAGAATGGAGGAGATGAGTCATTACTTCTCAATAAAACCTCTGAGTGCGAACAAGATGTGGAACCGAAGGGGGAAGACAACGTTCAAGTCAGCGGATTATCTGGAGTATCAGAACAACATTCGGGATGAACTAATAGGAACTGACTGGCCCTTTGGGGTTGGTCAGGTTACCTTTGATATAACAGCAGGTCTCTCAAATAGAGGAGCAGATCTGGATAATGTAATTAAACCAATATTAGACACATACCAAGGAGTGTATGAAGAATTCAATGACAATAAAGTTTACAACATCAAACTTGAAAAGCGAATTGTTAAACGAGGAGGAGAATTCCTTGACATCAGAGTACGAGAGTATGAAAGTGATCAAGCAGAAGAGACTCAACAAGAAACGAGAAGCGAGTTACAAGAGGAAACTAAATCGTCAAGCTAAAGAAGAAAGATGGAACTAAATGGATGATGAAAGAAGATATGTAAAAGGACCATGCCCATTCCCTGGGTGTGGTAGTTCAGATGCGTTTGTATCGTACAGCGATGGAGTAGGTCACTGCTTCAGCTGTGGTAAATCAAAGAAAGTGAAAGTTGAAATGGATGCCCATACACCTACCTCCTTTGTGGAGCTTACTAAATTCTCCGATATACCTTCTTATCGTAGCTATTCTATTACTTCTCGTGGTATCACTAAAGAAGTAGTTGATCACTTTGGTGTGAAGATGAGCGTGAGTGAAACTGGAATGCCAGAATCTCATTATTATCCGTACACAAAAGACGGTAAATTGGTTGCTTACAAAGAACGAAAACTACCTAAAAGTTTCCACGTTCATGGTAACTTTAAAGATGTAGACCTGTTTGGTCAGTCTTCCCCAGGGATTGGTAGAAAGAAAATCATTATCACTGAGGGAGAACTAGATACACTGGCAGTGGCTCAGTCTATGATAGATAACTCTGGAAAGATCTGGGGTTCTGTTGTGTCGATACCATCAGCAACTGGGCTAAGAACATTACTAGAGCAAAGGGAGTGGGTAAACCAGTTCCAAGAAATTGTTCTGTGTTTTGACCAAGATGATGCTGGTCAAGCTGCACTTGAAAAAGCTGCAAAGATGTTTGATGCTGGTAAAGTAAAGATTGTAAAGTTACCAGAAAAAGATGCCAGTGACACACTAATGAAACATGGACCTAAGATCTTAGACAATTGTATATGGAGAGCGCACACTTGGTCTCCTGCAGGTATTGTAACTGGTGAGGCTGTGTGGGATCAATTCAAAGAACGTCAAGATGTAGAGTCTGTTCCGTATCCAGATTGTCTTTCAGGTCTTAATGAAAAACTAAAAGGAATACGATATGGTGAGATTACTTTGTTTACCTCTGGCACTGGCAGTGGTAAGTCTACTGTCATTAAAGAGATTGTTCTTGACCTTCTTGCTAAGACAAGTGATAAGGTTGGACTCATTAGTCTGGAAGAAAGTGTTGGAGATACAGCCGAAAAGTTTATCTCCATGCAGCTTAGGCGTAACATCATGGATACTCCATCGACTGATGAGGATGAACTCCGTAGAGGATATGAAGCTGTGTTTGGTGACGAGCGACTGGTTCTCTTGGATCATCAAGGCTCCGTTGGGGACTCATCTCTTATCGAAAAGATTGAGTACATGGCCCTTATGGGTTGCAAGTACCTCGTTCTTGATCACATTACTATCGCGGTATCGGAAGGGTCTGAGGGACTATCTGGTAACGAAGCGATTGATAAAGTAATGTCTGACTTACTTAAAGTTGTAAAGAAACATAATGTGTGGTTGGGTCTTATCAGCCACCTACGTAAAGCCCAAGGGGGTAAGAGTTTTGAAGAAGGGAACATCGCATCTATCGATGATATCAAAGGCAGTGGCTCGATCAAGCAGATCTCGTTCGACATCATTGCCTTTTCACGAAACCTTGTCGCAGAGTCAGAGTCAGAACGAAACACAATCAAGTTCAAAGTACTCAAGTCTAGATTCACAGGGCTTACAGGACCTGCCGGAAGTGCTGCGTACAACAACAAGACAACAAGACTAGTAGCCGCAGGAGGTTTTGATGACTACTTTACAGTTTGAAATAACACTAATAGATAGTATGGGGAGTGACCTAGCAGTAGTAAATGCTGCTAGAGTCTCCTTTAATAAAAGATCTGAATATGAAACAATTGAAGTAGGTTATGATGAGGACAGTCCTCCTTGCGAACCTCACACTGTTAAAAGTTTAAATACTAAAGATAAAAAACTAATTAAATATTTAGCAGAGCATGGGCATTGGACACCCTTCAGTCAAGTACAATATCAAGTACGTATAAAGGCACCTATCTTTGTAGCAAGGCAATGGTTTAAACACATAGTAGGTATTACTCGTAATGAAGTATCACGAAGATATGTAGACACAACACCAGAGTTTTATGAACCAAAGTCATGGAGGTCAAGGCCTACTGACGGTGCTAAACAAGGGTCTAGTGGTGATGCTGAGTCTCAATACTTCCCTAATAAATACTTAAAAGAGATACACGAAAATGCTATCACATGCTACGAAAAGATGTTAGCTCAAGGTATTTGCCCTGAACAAGCACGTATGATTCTACCACAATCAATGATGACAGAGTGGGTAGAAACAGGATCACTGGCTGCTGCTGCTCGTATTTATAAACAACGAACAGACAGTCATGCCCAAGTAGAAATCCAAGAACTAGCCAATCAGTTTGGTGAGTGTATAGAAGGCATCGCCCCTATAAGTTGGGGGTGTTTAACATAACAGAAAGAGGATTGTATGAATCCATTCGATCAAATCTCAGAGTACCTAGTTGATAAGGTCTCAAGGGTTAATCCAAATAACCCTAAGGCAAACTCAGGTGGTGTACTTCTGAGATTGTATAAAGAATATAAAGAGGACATGCCGCGACTAGTTAATGTGGCTTTCCAAACAATACAAATGAGATTCACCTACGATACCTCAGATAGTCCTGCAGGGACTGCCCAGTTGACAGCTGTATCTACAGCAATAGGTCAACGTATTGCACGTGTAATTCAAAGGGAACCCCCTGGGTTACCCTGGAATATGCATGTTAGACTAGGTGATCTCTTCATAGAAGCGTTCTATAACTGTGGTTACATTGATATCTATTATCCTAAAACAAGGGATACTAGCTATATTGTGTCGGCTACAGCAAAGTGGATTGACTTAGCAGATATCCCTGAGGCTATGCTAAGGATAGCACTAAACCATACGGTTCTATCAAGACCAGAAAAGATCTCCAAGATCATTCAAGCAGACGGAGAACCTGTGATAAAAGAGTGGACTGAAGAGGACAACGCACAGTTTACACCTATGTTAGGAACACCTTGGATTACTTCTGTAGATAAACTTCAACGTACAGGCTGGAGAATTAACCAACGTGTATACGATGCTCTAATAGCTAACAAGGATTCATTCATATCATCAACACCTGTAGAGAATAACGATGCTAAAGAAATGAAACGAAGAAGTAAGCTAGTAGAGTGGGGGTTTATTACGACTAAGGCTAAGCTGCTATACGATCAAGACGTATTCTATCAGTATATGCAAGCAGATTACAGAGGACGACTATACTACTCAGAGTCTTTCTTAAACTACCAAGGCTCTGATCTAGCCCGTGGAATGATGACCTTTGCTAGGGGTAAGCCTATGACAGAGGACGGACTCTTCTGGCTAGCGGTTCATACTGCAAACAGCTTTAACCAAAGCTACAACATTGATGAAATCCCAGAGTGGTGTGAAGCTGACTATGTGAAATACCTAAAGGATGAAAACCTAGAGTCTATCAGTGTTGATAAGTTTACTCTTGAAGACAGAGTGCGCTGGACTAATGATAACATGGAAGTTATTATTGAGATGGGTAGAAAGTCTATTGTGGCAAACATAGCTGAAAAAGCTGTGTCATTTCTTTCCTGTTG